ATGAAAGACTATCTTGTCTATTTTATTAGAACATTAACAAGTTATGATTGTACTTTTGATGACAAATTTAAAGAATTGCATAACAAAAAATATGACAGTGAAAGACAACGTCTCAAAAGTGTATTACAATTTGCTGTAAAACATGATATATGTCAATGTGATACATTAGAACATGATTTACATGAACAACGTATTAGCTTGTTAGCGAGAATGTATGACAAAGAAAGTACAATGTCTATATTATATGTATGCGAAGATTTTGAATGTAGAACAATGCAATCATTGTTATGCTATATTATGTGAGTGTATAACATGAAAGCTAAAATATTCTTTTTCTCATGTGTCAGTATTGCTTTGTTATTTGTTGCGTTTCAAGCTATGATATATTGTTTAACTAATTATTGAACAGTATATAACAATAAGCATTATGCTGTAATATGCATAGTGCTTTTTTGTTATAGTTAATGTAAACATTGTAATACATTATAATTATATATGTAATATAATCATGTAGTTATGTGTTAATATGTATAACATTTAGCTGATTGATGTTATACTAAAACTTACTTTGTATATATGTATATAGGGTGCCATATGCCTCAACCAAAAACAAAAAGGTTTAATATTATTAAACCTTTAACCATATTGTGCGTTTATAGCACTTCTATGGTTATATTTTATACTTCTATGATATGGTTATGGATTTTAAAAATGGAAAAACAAAAAGGATATGAATTATGATATATAACCTATAATATAGAAGATAATACATAATAAAGCTATTAACCAATATACCAAGTATTAATATCCTCTCATTTTCTTTATTATTCTATTTAATTCAACATTTCTCATATTCCTATGCCTTATTTGGGCCATAGGTGTATTTAATCTGGCATGAGGATTACCTGAGAATAATACCTTCCATGCTACCCATACCATTATTAATATTATAAGTATCCACATAATCTATTCCTCCTTATCATTTTATATATATAATATAACATATATTAGATTAAATGTCAAGGAAATAATTAAAATAATTAATTATTAAAAACCATTAAAGTTTTCCATGGAGGTAGTAGGATACTATGGTATGGAGGGTTATATATAATTTATGCCTACATCAGAACCTATCGGAAAAATGCCAGCTATACCTAATACTGGTACTGCAATTGTTAAAGCACCTACATTTGATGAAGTGGAAAGAGCATTAATTAAATGTAATGGATTAATTACTTATGCAGCAGCGGAACTTAATTGTCCTATTGAATTAGTTAAAAAAACAATACAACGGTATAAAATATTACGGATATTGGTTGACCAACTTAGGGATGGAATGATTGATGCTGCTGAAGATACCATTATGTATAGGATTACGGAAAAAAGAGATTCCATTGCCGCTATGTTTTTATTGAAAACTATTGGTAAAGGTAGAGGATGGATTGAGAAGGAAGATAGGAAAGCTGGTGATACTGCCGATAAACCGGTATATATTAAAATACTTCCTATAGGAATGGATAATGGTGAATATACTGAAGATGGTAGGAAGAAAGGTGGTAATAAAAAATTAAAAACAGCTAAAGCGGTTTCTGCTACTATACCAGCACTTAAAGCAAACAATGTTCCACTTACTAAAGAGGAACAGGAATTTGTTGATGCTGAAATAATAGATTAATGGAGGTTTAAATGAAAAAAAGTTTATTAGTAATATTTATTTTATTAAGTATGTTATTTTTAAGTAATAGCATTTATGCAGCACCTTTTTTAACTACAAATGCTCAAACCGGAGTAATTACTTATAAATTAACTGGTAGTTCATGGGTTCCTACAAGCGTTTCTGCTCAAGTAGATGGTTCATTAAAATTAGATGTGGCATCAAGTTCTGTTGGTGTTAATACAGTTAATATGTCGGCATGTAGTTCAACTGATGCTGTATGGGGGGTATTGTGCAGTTCTGCTCTCCCTTTTACTTTTACAAGACCAACCGTGCCAAATGTTCCAAGTGGAGCAGGTTTAATTCCTTAAATGAAATATTTAAGGGGTATTATACCATTACTGAAAGGATTAATAATACTAAGTTTTGTAATACTTATTTTTTTTACTCCTATAGAAAGTAATGCTTTAGTACTTACCTTTGGTTGGGATACTGTCCAACCTGAATGTATTTATGTAAGAATTTATCATAGTAAATATTCTGGTGAGTATGTTTTTGGGGATTATCTTGTTGAGGTTACAAGTCCACAGGAACAAGTATCAATAGATATAACTTTTAGTAAATATTATTATATAGCTACTTGTGTTGGAATTATTGATGATAATGAAATAGAATCTGATCCTTCAAATGAACTTTCTTATTTTTATTATCCTGATATGCCAACTTATATTGCTTTAGTAGCAAATTAAGGTAGGTTAAAATGTTAAAATTTGGTTGGATTCCTGATACACTGGATAAAAGAGATTATTATTTTAAAGTAGTTTATCCTGTTGATTTACCTGGTAAATTTGATTTAATGGAACTTCAACCATCTATTTATCATCAAGGGAGTTTAGGTTCATGTACTGCTAATGGTATAGGTGGTTTATTTCAATATTGTCAAAAGAAACAAGGTATTGATGATTTTATACCATCACGTTTATTTATATATTATAATGAAAGAAAAATGGAACATACTATAAAGATAGATTGTGGTGCCATGATTCGTGATGGTATAAAAGTTATAAAGAAATATGGTGCTTGTAAAGAAACAACTTGGCCGTATGATGTTAATAAATTTGATAAAAAACCTCCTGTATTTGCTTATAATGAAGGGAAAAGTAACCAAATTTTAAAATATGAGAGGGTTAATCAAATTAAATATGAAATAATGCATAGGATAGCTATTGACAAATTTCCTATTACATTAGGTATTTCATTATATGAATCTTTTATGTCACCAGAAGTTAGTAAAACAGGAATTGTACCTTTACCTAATTTTAATAAGGAAAAGTTGTTAGGTGGGCATTGTGTTAATTTAGTTGGATATGATTTTGATGAAGCAACTTTTTTAATGAGAAATTCTTGGGGTATAGGATGGGGTAATAAAGGTTATTTTACTATTCCTATGGAATATATTTTAGATCCTGATTTATGTGCTGATTTGTGGACTATACAATTGGTTGAGGATTAATGAAATTAATAAATGATATTCGTAAAAAGTTAATCTTTTTTGCTGGTGATATACATAAAGATTCAAATTTAACTGGATTTTCTTGGGATACACATAAAAGATTGATTAATTATAACGAAGCTATGTCCTCTATTTATTATACTGGTGAAGGGTATATAGGTTTACATAGGAATATAGGTGATTTATCCAATGTTGCTATTCCAGGTATGTTTAAACATGCTTGGATTTATACTGGGGATAATTATATTGTAGAGTCAGTTTCAGAAGGAGTATTAGAACGTAATTTTTTACATGCTGTTATGTCTGATTATGTAATTATACTTAAACCACTTGTTTCTGTTGAAGCAAGATTAGAAGCTGTTGCAAGGTCTCAACGGTTAGCAGATTTAAAAATGCCTTATGATGATAAATTTGAATTTGATTTAGAAGTGGAAGAAATTTTGTTTGCGGATAAAGATATTGCTTTAGCAAATATGAAAAAATATGGTCTTGGCACATCATGTAGTGAAACAATTGCACTTGGATATGTGGGGCATAGGAGGGAATTGGCACTTTATAGAGTTAAACTTGGAAATCGTTTAGTAATTTTACCAGATAACTTTGTGACTACTCATTTTGAGATTGTTTGGGCAAGTAAATTTACCACACCAGAAATAGTTAAGAAATGTGGACTTCATGAGGAAGGTGTAGAAATGTTACGTGAATTTTGGAAAGATAAATAAGTAAAGGAGGAAATAATGTTTCAGTATTTAAAATATTTACCTAAAATTTTGTTTGGATTTCAAGATGTATCAGATGTTTATAAAGCAGAAACAGGAGAAAATAGACCTTGGTATTATTCAAGGACATTTATTTTTTCTGCCTTATGTTTTATTAGTACATTAGCTACTATTTTTTTTGGTATTACTTTTAATGAAGATCAACTTAAAATTATAGCAGAAAATGTACCTACTCTTATTACAACATTAGTGGCTATTATAGGAGCAATTATGTCCTTTGTAGCACAATTTAAAAGTAAGAAAAATGGAAAATAAAGAGAAAGAAGATATATTTGTAAAAAATGAAAAAAAGAAAAATAATGACAAAAGTATCATTATTTCAAAAACTTGGAATATTAATTGGGAAGATGTTATAGTTAATTTTTTTAAAAATTTATTTCAAAAGTAATGGAGGTAGTATGTTTTCAAGATATAGGAATATAATTATTTTATTTATTATTTGTATGTTAATAGGTAGTTGTGCTTTTTTTCAAAAAGCTAAAGATAATCCTGAAACTACAGCAACAATAGCTTATAAATTAGCAGGAGAAACTATAGTTAGTTCACATGAAGTTATTGTTGAATTAAGATCACAAGGTAAAGTTACAGATGAACAAGTTATTAAATATAATGATTTATTAACTAGAACTAAGAAGGTATATTTTTTAACTGGTGATACTTTAAAATTATATATTCGTACATCCGATACTATCGAAAAGAAAATTCTTTTAAGTTCATTTCAAACTTTAGCTTCACAGGCAGGTGTATTAGCTATGGAAATAAATGAATTTATTACGGAGGTAAGTAAATAATGGATTCAGAACAGATTAAAGATTTAATAAAAATTACTGCTGCTGTATTACCTTTGATTATTGCTTTAATTAATAAACTTACTGATATTGTTGAAACTTCTGCAAATTTATCTGATGATGATAAAGCAGAATTACTTGTTATCGTTGAAGAAATGCAAAGTAAAGTAAATTCGTTAGAGTTATTAATCTAATTTATGGCTTTAAAGAAAAATGGTGTTGATGTAACATTATCAGCCACTAGAATATTTTTTGAAAATTTATATTCTGATAAGGAAATAAATATTAATGTTGGAGGTGGAGGTAGTTCTAAATCTCATTCAATACGACAATTATTTGCATATAAATTTTTAACTGAACCAAGAAAAAAGTTTCTTATAGTTCGTAAAACTATGCCTGCTATGAGGAACTCTGTTATTTTACCTTTTTATGAAACATTAAATGATTTTGGTGTTATGGATAAGGTAAAAATAGATAGAGTTAATATGAACTTTTTTTATGGTGATAGCTTATTACATTTTCAAGGTTTAGATGATCCTGAAAAAGTAAAATGTTTCCATCCTGATACTGATATTTTTACAAAGGAGGGGTTTAAAAACATTAAAGATATTAATGTGGGTGATTTGGTAGCTACGGTTAACCCTAAAACCAATAAAGCAGAATTTTTACCAGTAGAAAATAAGTATATTTATGATTTTGATGGTGATATGATTTCTCCTGCTTCAGTACAAGGTATTAGGTCAAGTTATGCAGGATTTTGTGTTACACCTGAACATAAAATGTTAACCCATACAAGAAGAAGAAAAGAATGGGAATTTGTTAAAGCAGGTGAACTACCAAACACATATTTTGTGAAGCAAAGTGCTGAATTTAATAGTGGGAACTTTGTGGATTATTTTGAAATACCAAAAAATAATTTTAATTCAGAAACTTCACATGGTAGAGTAAATTTTATAAGTAAAAAATTAAATAAAAACGGGAGAAAAGCAACAGTATTTCCAATAATTCCATGGTTAAAGTTTTTTGGATGGTATATTTCAGAAGGAAGTAGAAGTGGTGGGGGGTATACTGTTAAAATTTCGCAAACTAAGAAAGAAGGGGTTGAAAAACTAACTGAATTATTTAAAGAATTTCCATATAATGCTAAATATTGTCATGGTAGTTTTTCTATTTATGGTAAAGATTTAGGGTCATATTTAGATAGATTTGGGTTAAGTCATGAAAAGTATATACCAAGAGAAATATTAGATTTACACCCATCTTTATTAAAATATTTATTTGAAACTTTAATGGATGGTGATGGAAGTATAAGACCAAGTGGGAATGGGTATAGTTATTGTACTAATTCTCCTAAATTGGTTGAAAATATGTTTGAATTAGGGATAAAATTAGGTTATGCTGTTTCAGTAAGAGAAATAGATACAAAAAAAGCTTATGGTGACAGGGCAAAACCTGCTTGGTGTTTATATTTTGATAAAAGGGAGGATGTTAGACTAGCTAATAAAAAATTAGTACCTTATAAAGGAAAAGTTTATTGTATTAATGTTCCACCATACCATACTACTTTATGTAGATTTAATGGTAAAATTGCTTGGACTGGTCAAAGTTCAGAATATAATTATATGTGGATAGAAGAAGCTACAGATATTTTTGAAAATGACTTTTCTACATTAAGGTTATATTTAAGGGCTCCAAGTAGAGATGGGTTAAAAAATCAAATATTTTTGTCGTTTAACCCAATTGATGAATTTCATTGGATAAAAACAAAATTAATTGATGATCCTGCTTATAATGATGATATAAAAATTATACACTCAACTTATAAAGATAATCCTTTTTTAGATGAAACTACAACAAAAAGGTATGAAAATTTAATTACTCAGGATATACATCTTTATAGGATATATGCTTTAGGTGAATGGGGAAGATTAGAAAATTTAATTTATAAAAATTGGGATATTGTTAAAGCTGATACAATCCCAAAAGAAAATATACAAGTTGTTTATGGAGTAGATTTTGGTTTTAATGCTGAAAGTGCTGTGGTTAAATGCACTATTAAAGGCATGGAAGTTTGGGAAGAAGAATTACTTTATAAAAAAGGATGGACAAATTCCCAATTAATAGAATTCCTAAAAAAAGTAATTGACCCTAAAGATAAAATGAGGGCTTTTTATTGTGATAGTGCGGAACCTGATAGAATTAAAGAAATTAGATTATCTGGTTTTAATGCTAAATTAGCACAAAAAAGTGTTCAAGATGGTATAGATTTAGTTAAAAGATTAACTATACATATTACTGATGATAGTGAAAATTTAATAAAAGAAAAAAGGGCATATAGTTGGAAAACAAATAAAAATGGTGATGTAATAGATGAACCTGTTGATTTTTTTAATCACCTTTGTGATAGTGAACGATATGCCTTATATTCTAAATTTAAATCGTCAAATTTATATTCAGTACGTTGGATTTAAATACACTAATATATAAATTACTAATATTTATATAAGTGGGAGAAAAATGAATAAAATTACAAAGTTATTTTCTAATATGTTTGTTTCTGAAAGTCCAATACAATTAAAAAAACGTATTGGTCCATTAGTTGATGATTCAAGGATTTATAGAAGTTTAAGAAGTTATCTTAATACAGGTAATAATGAAGAAATTGAAGATCCTTATAAAAGTTCTGTATGGGTTTTTTCTTCAATTAATGCTATAGCTCAAAATATATCAAGAGTTCCTTTTTGTATTTTTGATGAAACAAATAAAAATAAAAAGAATAAGATTGAAAAAGGTATTTTATATGATTTATTTAGTAATCCTAATCCTTATATGATTGGTAGTACTTTAATGTTTGCTACTGTTTTGTTTATGGAGTTATATGGTGAAGCTTTTTGGCTTTTAGATGGTAGAACTAATATAACAGAGGTACCTAAAAATATTTGGGTTATTAATCCTAGTAGGTTAGAACCTGTATTAGATAAAGATGAAAAAGGTAATGATTTATTTAGAGGATTTTGGAAATATACAATTGGTAAAGAAAATTTTATACTTGCACCATGGGAAATATTACATTTTAAATATTTTAATCCTTATGATGACATTAGGGGTATTGCTCCTTTAGATGCTAGTAGGTTAGGAGTTGAACAAGATTATTTTGCTAATAAATATAATAAACAATTTTTTAAAGATGGTATTTCTTTATCAGGTATTATTCAAGTACCTGAAGTTTTGGATGATACACTTTTTAATAGAATTAAAGATCAATTTGAAGAAAGACATTCTGGTTCTAATAATGCTCATAAAGTAGGAGTTATAGAAGGTGGTGCTACTTTTGTTGAAACTAAATCTATGTCCCAAAGGGATATGGAATATGCTGTTTTAAAGAAAGTTATTCGTGGTGAAATATTAGCAGCTTTTAAAACTAATGAAGTTGTTTTAGGAGATTATTCACAAATACAGTCTTATGAAGGTATAAAACAAGCACATGAATCATTTTGGAAAGAAACATTAGTTCCTAAAATTATTTATTTAGAAGAATTTTTATGGTCTAAATTTTTCTCTAAAGTTGAAAGTGGGAAATTTTGGGGTGGATGGGATTTATCAGATGTTGAAGCTTTAAGAGAAGATTTAAAATTAAAAATTGATATGGCTAAAATATTAAATGAAATAGGTTATCCTATTAATTTAATTAATAAACGTCTTGATATGGGATTTGAAAATGTTAAATGGGGTAATACTTGGTATATAAGAGCTGGTACTATTCCAGTTGAATTAGCTGAGGATGCTATAACTCCTGATGAACCTCCTAAACAAGATGAAAATGAGAAACCTAAAGATGAACCAAAAGATGAACCAAAAGAAGAAAAACCAAAAACAGATAAGGATTTAGTATATTGGAATAATTATATTATTAAACAAATTTCGATAGAAAATACTTTTAAAAGTAAATTAAGTAAATTCTTTTTTGAACAAAGAAAAAGGGTATTATTTAATGTTTTTAATAAGAAAGAGGTTATTTTTGATTTTGATGATGAAAAAGAGAAATTAATTAAATTATTTTCTTCATTATATATTTCTGCTTCTGAGGCTAGTATAGAATTATTTAATGAAGAACTTGTTATTGAAAAGTTAGTTGATGCTACATTAATTAATAAATTTATTACCAAAAAATTAGATATTAATGTTTCTATTGTATTAAATACTATTAATAATAATTTAAAACAGTTATTATTAAAATATAAAGAATTACCTATTGAAGATTTAGCTAAAAAGATAAGAGAATTCTATAATAAAACAGATAATAGAGTATTCCTTATTGCTAGAACTGAATCTGCTTCAGTAATTAATGGTATACATTATTTGTTAATGTTAAAAAATAATGTTAAATATGTTAAATGGTTATCTAAAGGTGAACATGGTAGGCATTTAAGTTTGCAAGGTAAAATAATTAAGTTAGGAGAATCTTTTAGTGATAAGTTTATATTAAGGTATCCTTTAGATTATAAGGCTCCTAAAACAGAAATAATTGGTTGTTTGTGTTATATTATACCTATTATTAAGTATTAAATAGAGGAATATAATGAAAAAGATTTTAGCAACACTATTCCTTATCTTCATTCTCTTTCCTCTGTATGGATGGGGAGCGACATATACAGTATGTGCGTCTGGTTGTAACCAAACAGTAGTTCAAGCCGCTCTCGATGCTTACACCACGGCGAGCGATGTTATTGAACTCAGAGCGGCAAGCCCCGGTGGCAGTGTAACCTTTGCAGAAGCAATTGACTTTAAAGCATCCAGTATTACCCTGCAATGCCGAACAGGAGATACCTGTATTATTGACGGCTCTGCCATTGCCGATGAAGTCATTGAAACATCAACATACGACAATGGGATAGTAAGCGGCATAACCTTTGTTGGCGATGCTACCAGTACCAGAATTGGTTATGTGCAAGACGGGGCGACAGGTTGGATAATTCAGAATTGCACCTTTAAGGGGCCGAAATCTTTTGCAGTTTATAGCGGCGGAGCGGCTACCCATACATTTAAGAACAATCGCTTTTTAGGAATGTATGATAGCAGTGTGGGGTTTAGCCTCAACATAGAAGGCGCACCAACTGTAAACCTTCTATATAATATATTTTCCCCTGATACCAACCGTGGCGGGGGGGCTATCCGCATTAGAAACACTTCCACAACAAATGCCTATAATAATGTTTTTGTCGGATGCAATAAAAGTTGCTTTTTTACGACCCACGCGACTTTGACGGCTAACATCAAAAACAATATTTTCGTTGCTCATAATCAAGATACCGATGCAGATGTCACAATTATTGACGATGATAGTGGTGGGACTGTCAATGTCAGCAATAATCTATGGTTCCCTTTCTCCGAGAATCCTACTTTTCCAGATAATTTAGGGGTTGGAGCGGGTGCGGGAGATATAAATACCCCGCCGAAATTTACTGCCTCTGGATATAACAAGGGTTATATCATTCTCACGGTAGACGATGGAAGTGAAACATCGTTTGCCTATGCTCAAGCCGTTGCCGACAAGTGCGATGAGTTAGGAATTAAGTTCACATGGTATATAGATCAGGCAAGGCTTGTCGGTAATTCAGGTTATGCCACAGTCCTTCAAAATCTTAATGGCCGAGGCTACGAAATAGGGCTACATTCCTACTCGCACACTAATCTTACCATTACAAACGCTTTTACCGTACTAAAGGCCGGACAAACGATAGATATTGACCGGGCCACGGATACAATAACCGTGAGCGGAATTGCGGCATATACTCCATACAAAAGCGTATCTCTCAACACAATCAGGACATGGCTTGCAGGAACAGCAGGGTGTACCCTTGGAGCATTAGCTGCTGGGTTAGATGGTACAGCTCTTGGTGAAGTTCTTACAGATACAAGCGGCGCACAGAGCATCAATGGAGCATACCAATTAGTGATTGATAAAACAGCAGATGCTTCACAAGGATTATTCAAGGCAGAAATTGTAGACCCGAAGGCATGGTTAGAAACAACGATAGGCGGGTCGTATACTGTTAAAACCTTTTCCCCTCCTGGATCAGCTACAGACGAAACCCTGCAAGATGCCATTAAAGCTACTGGAATATTAGGAGCAAGGGGCAGTTCAACGGGAGGCAGATTCTTAAACAACCTGACTATATTCGATGTGCGTGTCTACGCATCTGGACATGCTGTTTATGGGGATAAAACAGAAGCCGTATTGACACGAAATGGCGCGGCACTGGCTCTAATGGCGGTATCAACCGGAAGAATCTATAGCTTACTGACACATAATGCTACTGAACTAAGCTCCGACGAAATTGGATATTTTATGAATGGTGTTTTAAGTGTGCAGGGGATAGAGGTTGTCACTCTATCAACCGCTATAGATCATATTAGAACCTCCGGTAATTGGACTGATGCCGATGCCGACAATGAGCGATGGACAAGAACATTTACCGATGCGAGCAATTACATATTAAAGGCCGGTTCCCCCGCAATCAATACCGGTACAGACCTATGCGCCACTTTAGTTACGGCAACCGATATGGCAGGCAGGGCGGTATGCACAGCAGGGGTTTATGTCGGTAGTGGTGGTTCACCTGAAATTGGGGCGTATGAGTTTATACCAAGTGGAGGTAATAGTTTAAGTTATATATTTGATTTTAAATTATAATTAAAAATATAAGAGGATAATTTAATGAAAAAATATTTATTTGTGTTAATGTTTATTATTTTAAGTATTTGTTATAGTACAAATTCATTTTCAGCTAGGTATGATGTTGTAACTATTACAAGTTTAAAAACTGCTGATGCAGTTATTTTAGCGTCTCCTGGGCAATTACTTGGTTTATTAATAACACCAGATACTTCAAATTCATGTGCTATTAGATTATATAATAATACTACAGAAGCTTCTGGTTCTACAATTTGGTATGAATTAGTTAAATCTAGTGATGGTGTAACATCTGGTCCTATATTACCATTTCCTATTCCTTTTTCTTTAGGGTTATATGCTGATATTACTACTTCTGGTACATGTAATTACCAGATAATTTATCAAACGTATGTACCTTAATCTATTAATAAATTAAAATACCCTGGTAATTAATTAGGAGGGATAAAATAATGTTTAAAAAATATATAATTGGGTTAGTATTAATATTTTTATTAGTATTTAATTATGGTTATGCTGCTGATACAGCTATGGATGATTTAACAGATGGTTCTGCTTCTATTGCTACTACTTGGTATGGTATAGGATATAATGCTACTACAGCATATAGATTTACTTTATCTAGTTTATTTGGTTTAAAAATTGGAACTCTTACTAATACATATCTTTGTACTTCTGATGGTACAAAGATAAATTGTACTACTGCACCAACAACATACCAAATAGCTTTAACTAATCCTCTTGAACTTGGTGGAAATTATACGCCAACAGGTATATGGACATGGAGTAGTGCTTCATGGGTCAATGTTCCTACACTTAACCAGGATACTACAGGTAGTGCTGGCACAGCCTACGCCCTTGCCACTGACCCTGCTGCCTGCGCTGCTCTTGGATTGGTAACGGATATTGCCGCCAATGGTACTCTTACCTGTGGTTATGCTATCGGCACAGATGTACAAGCATACAACGCTATCCTCGATACAGTATCCACAGGCGGAGATAACAATACCGTTTTCGGTAAGAATAATGCAGGCACGTATGGATTCTATGCCAATCATACCCACGATGACAGCGCAGCTCAATTCTATAGTGCGACAGCTTCAAAGGGAACCCGTAAACTTGTTCAATCTTCTATCTCTGATGGAATATTATTGACCGATACTCCTGTAATCACAGGGGCGGTAACATGGACAAATGTGTCTCAGGGTGCTGGAACATACAACAGAGTCTTTTTGGAAACTGATAACACTTTTACTGGAGCAAATACAATCGGTGACGGTGGCGACGATCAGAGAATAGTGTCACGGATAAACGCTACAAATGAGCGTTGGTCTGGACATACCATCTATTTCGCTCAGTGCGCAGCCACTCTCGCTTTTGGTACTCCTGTTTATATTCAGTCCACAGGAAAGCCGGGAGCAGCAGACGCAGACGCAGCAGCTACAATGCCAGCAATCGGCTTAATCGTCGTGGCTTCGACCGATGCCGACACACCCTGCACCGTCTTGACTCATGGAACAATTACTGATACCGATTGGAACTTTACGACGGTGGGAGCGACTATCTATACCTCTGAAACGGCAGGGAGCGTTGAACTTGATGTTGCCAATATTTCTGATGCCAATGATGTTGTTCAGGTGCTCGGTATTGCTCTTCACGCTGATACATTATTTGTCAGTCCTTCACTTGTTACTATAGTTTTGGAGTAAGATATGAAAAAATATCTCTGGATATTACTCTTAATTCCTTCATTATGTTGGTCTGCAACAGGAGACTTGCAGACAATCGGCGGGAAGGTGGATACAGCGATAACAAGCATAGCGGGTAAAGCAGGGACGGCAATAGCAACAATTAGTGGAAAGAATTATACAGATGGTGATGCAGCCAATAACACCGTTGATATGTCCCGAGGCTTTGAAATAGTGGAGACAGAACGAAGCGATACCGCCTCCTGGTCCGAAACAGACACGGCTTCGTTGCTTGACGATGTTGATTCCACTCAGGCTCATTCTGGAACTAATTCAATGAGCGTTCTTGGAAACGATGCAACGGCAGCATACCAAACCTACGATGCTGGAGAAGAGAAAACAACATTATCAATCTCGTTTTGGTTTTATGCACCAGAGTCAAGTACTAATGACGATGGTGTGGTTATAGCTACATGGTCAGCTACTACCGGTTCACATAATGCACGTTTTTATTATCGAAAATCATCAGGTGGATATAATTTTGGGATAAGAGGAACGGCTGCCGTGTATGGCGAAGTTGATGTCGCTACCGGAGCATGGTACAGGGTGGAGGGATATGTAAAAAAGAACGATACGTCTACTGTCACCATTTATAATACTACCGGCGACCAGGTTGATACGGTAAGTTGTACTGCCAATAATAACGCAGCTCGGTATCTATATATTGGGAAACAAGGAGCGACAGCCACTACGGGATGGGGTATATTCTATTTTGATGATTTAGGCATGGATTACACGGATGCAACGACTCCGTTGTCTCCATTTACGGTGGCCAACTAATGAAAAAATTACTCTTTATTACACTGTTATTTATTTTAGCATTGCCATGTATGGTGTTTTCTGCAAATTTGTGCATATCACCATCTGGTGAAGGCACAGCAGACGGCATACATTGGGATCATTGCCTGCCGTGGACTACCACTCTGGCAAGGGGCAACACATATTACATGGTGGATGGTTCATACGCCGCCAAAACCGTTTCAACGGCTGTAAGCGGAACAACATATATTAATATCAAAAAAGCCACAGCAGATAATTATACAGACGTATCGGCTACTGGTTGGGTATCCACTATGGGTGACGGACAGGCGGTAATAAGCGGGTTATTGACAACAAATACGTCCTACATCGACATAGACGGAGTAACAGGCAGTGGTACTTCGGGGCATGGAATCAAAATTGATGCGAATGGAAGTAACTATGGCAGCATTTACGTTGGCACTCCCGCAACCAAACACCACTTGAGATATAGACATCTTGAAATTACCAACTCTGCAATAAATAATGCCTACTCTGATATAGGATTAAACTTTCAGGGAATTGCCATAGGATACGGTTCTGACGTTGACCCCAATGTTTTGATAGATAGTTGCTATATCCACGATCAAGGCGGGTTACACATCAAGGTTGTTTACGGAGATTACTATAGGGTTTCTAATAATTTCTTTGCGGTTTGTTGCCAGGCAAATAACACCGGACACAAAGAAATAATGAAATTCGACCATCTCAACAGTCATATAAGAATACATAACAATATCTTCAAGGACTGGCGGGGGTATAGTGTCACAGGGGGGATTATTCTTGGTGGCGGCGACATATCAGGGGACATGGATGATTGGGACATTTATGACAATATATTTTATTGGACTGGAGAAACATTGTCTGGTGGCAATAGAGCTGTTGACGGATTGGACAGTTCTGTTACGAATCATAAAAACATAAGAGTAACAAATAATACTTTTTACAATATCGGCCAATCTTCGGCAGCCAATGTTTGCGGTGGTTCTGGTGTGTGGACTTCTGCGGGTAATATTGTCAAAAACAACCTATGGATTTCGTGTGATGGACTTTCTGCTGTATCCAACGAAACAGGAGTAACGAAAAGTAATAACGCATTTTATGATACACCAAATTATACAAGCCGAGAAGCCACAGATGTAAGTCTTAACGCTGACCCGCTTACCAATTCAGCAGGATATGATTTCACGGTTGCCAGTGATGTGATAAAAACAGGAGCAGATTTAAGCGCATATTACACAACTGATTTTGTAGGAAATTTGTGGTCAACGTGGGGCATGGGTGCTTATGTATATGCTGGCGAACCTGCACCTGATGTTACTGCCCCAACGATTTCAAGCGCAACAATAGGGACAAGCGGGACAACTATCACTATCGTATTTTTGGAAAGTATAACACTGAATAATAATACTGGATTTACACTGACCATGAGTGGGGTGGGTGCTGTAGGATTATCATACGCAAGTTCCACCAATGCGACGACTATCATATATAACATTACCGGAAGAACAATAGAAGGCCCACCCGCAAAAGAAACTGGAACACTGGATTACGTCACAGTCACCAATGGGATAGAAGATTTGAGTGGGAATGATCTCGCATCCACTGGTGAATCAGACATTGTGGTAGATAACGACAGCGCATATACTCCTACCGTTGCCAGTTATGACGTTACACCTACCTCCGGTGAAGGATGCTATATATCACCTTATACGCTCGTATCAGTATCATCAGAAGGTACAACGCAATTCACCTGTACGCCTATTTCAAGCAATTACCAATGTATTGCTTGGACGCAAACAGGAGCAGGGTGTGGAACGGGTAGCGGTACTACTACCTTTACAACCGGAACGATAACTGGTGCGTGTGCGATAAACCAACCGTGTCTTAAAAAAAGTGCAGACGTAACAATAGGTAGTGGATGTGCCATAACAGTGGGTAGCGGGGCGGCAGTGACAATATATTAGGTGGAGGATGTATGAAATATATCTTAGCAATCGCAATTATCCTAACAGCATTATCCGTTCAGGGTATTACCTACGCGGGCAGTTCCAATATTACCTTTCAATGGAACGGCCCTGAAGCTCTCTATGGAGTTACCGAGACAAGAATATACCAATCATCCACATCAGGCATATATAGTTCTCCTCCGGTATCTTCGATAGCACAACCAACGAATCAGGGGACAATCCCTAACATTCCTGATGGCACGCATTATTTCGTTATCAGATTTGCCAATTCGGTTGGGGAGAGTGCAAATAGTATAGAAATCAAGGCAGAGTGCAGAACGGTAGTATCACCACGACCGGAAGGCTTTGGTATAAAAGAAGTAACTACGAACCCATAGGAGTTGGCATAATGGAAAAATTTTGGATTGAACACGCATACCTTCTATATGTTGGTTTTTTTGCTGGATTTGGCTTTATATGTTATTTAATTAACAAAATGGTAGATCAGAGTATAAAAAACATGGACGTGCTTAGAGCATCAATAAAAGATTTATATACAAAACATAATGATCTGTCAAATTTCTTATATGAATTTCATGGGGAACATCAGGGTGTGATGGGTAATTATGATCCTAATTCTCACTTTGGTAGAAGGTCTGGAGATTCAGAAGGTGGGAAGTGTGGGGTATAATATATGTCAAGCCGTAAAATAGAAGATTTATCTCCTGCAATGGTTAAAAAGTATTATGAATTTAGAGATGAATGTGATAGACAAAATCTTAATGATATTATTATTACATGTACTTTACGTACTAAGGTAGAACAAAAAGAACTTGTAGCACAGAAAAAAAGTAAAACTATGAATAGTAAACATTTATCTGGTAATGCATTTGATTTTCTTATTATTCATAATGGTAAGGTGGTTGATGACCCTAATAAGTATTTACCTTATGGTTTAATAGGTGAAAAACTTGGTCTTAGATGGGGTGGTAGGTTTGGTGATGATCCTACAACAATAAATATAGAAGGATGGGATGCAGGACATTTAGAATTAAAAGATGTTTAAAGTGAGGTATAATAAATAAAATTAAATTTTTTCCAGAAACCATTAAAGTTTTCCATGGAGGTAGTAGGATACTATGGTATGGGAGAAATATATTTATTAAATATTTCTTTTGGAGGATATTAGATGGATAAAGTAATTAAGACTTTTATTTCTACAATTAAATCAGTAAATGAAGAAAAAGGAACAGTAGAAGCAGTTGTTTCTGATGAAACTATTGATAGATACCAAGAAGTTATTTTAGTAGATGCATGGAAAAAAGGATTATCTTCATATAAGAAACATGGTGTTTTGCTTTCAAGCCATAATTATAGTAAATTAACTAATCAAATTGGGATAGCCGAATCTGTTAAAGTAATTGATAAAGAGTTAATTGCTAAATTTAGGTATTTTATTAATTCTGGTAATGATGAAGCTGATTGGGGATTTTTCTTAGCTAAACAAGGTTTAGCTGCTTATAGTGTAGGATTTTTACCTAAACCTAATGGATATGAAAATGCTGATTGGGATGATGAAGATGTAAAAAAAGGTAAGAAACCTTGTAGAATTTATACAGATGTTGAATTATTAGAAATATCTCAAGTTACAGTTCCTGCTAATCCTTCAGCATTACAAAAAAGTATTGAAGAAGATACTGAAGATGATGATTTTATAAAAGAGTATTCTCAAAAAGTATATGAAAAAGTATTTAAAATAGTACCAGATTCAATAACCACTACTGATACAGAAGAATTTGTTACTTTAGAAATTCCTGAAGATGTACAATTGAAAGAAGATATAATTACTAAACCTGAAACTACAGATAATTACCATCATGTTCCAGTTCCTGGGGAGGAAGGAAAACATAAAGATCATAAAATACGGACTATTACAGTTTCTAAAAAAGATGGTATAAAGGGAAAATATTGTGTTGATGATAAAAAAATTATTAGTTATATGTTTCCTACAGATAATTATTCAATGGATGAAGCTAAAGAATGGGTTAAGGAACATAGTAAGGCAATAGAGTATTTTAATGATTCTGATTATTTACTTATTAATGATGATGAATCTTTAACTTTAAATATTGAGTTTTTATTTGATGAAATTAAAGATGTTGAAATTAATGATATAGAATTTATAGAAGATGAGGAGGAAACAATGGTTCTTGAAGCTATAGAAAAATTAAAGGAAGATATTTTTAATAAATTTGAGGAAATTAACCAAAAATTTATTGAATTAAGTGAAAAAAAAGAAGAAGCTCCTGTTATTATAAAGATAGAGGAAGCTGAAGTTCCTATTTCAGAGGAAGATAGTAATTATATTACTGAAATATTTAATGGGAATAAAGAAATTTTAGGAAAATATTCCGTTCAGTCTTAAAAGACTTATGAACAAGGAAATATGATATAAAAAGGAAATATGTATAAAATATATTTAGGAGGATTTAAAAAATGGAAGTAAAAGAACTTATTGAAAAATTAACTGAACAAAATGCTGCTTTGTCAAAAATGGATCAGAATATAGCGGGAATTAAGGAGTTACAGGATAAAGTAGAACTTAGAATTAAAGAGTTAGAAAATATGGTTACTCCACGTAAAGTTTCGGTACCGGGTATGGAACCTGAAAAATTTAGTTTAATTCGTGCTATTAATGCTATTAAATCAGGTGATTGGAGTAATGCTGGTTATGAATTAGAGGTTTTTAATGAAACTAAAAAGAAAACTGCTATGTCTGCCGGTACTGATACTGTTGGTGGTTATATAGTTCCTGCTGAAGCATTAGGTGATATAATTGAATTGCTTAGGGCTGAATTAGTTGTTGCTTCAATGGGTGCTACAATGCTTACAGGTCTTGTTGGTAATCCTGTTGAAATTCCTAAAGTAACTGGTGGTTCTACTGCCTATTGGGTAGCTGAAAATTCCGCTATTACTGAGAGTAATTTAACTGTTGGTCAATTAGCTTTGTCTCCAAAAGCTGTTGCTGCTATGGTAAAACTTTCTAATAGATTGTTAAGACTTTCTAATCCTTCTGTTGAAGCTATGATTAGAAGTGATATAGCTACAGTTTTAGCTTTGGCTATTGATTTAGCTGCTTTAAGAGGTTCTGGTGCTAACGGAGAACCTATTGGTATTGCTAATACTACAGGTATAAATACTGTTGAAATTGGTACTGATGGTGGTGCTCCTACTTTTGATGTATTATCTGATATGCAGTATGAATTACAATTAGATAATGCTTTTAGAGGTAATCTTGGATATATTTTTCATCCACGTACTAGAAAAACCCTGTTACAAACAAAAGTAGCTCAATATACTGGTGACACTGGTGGAGAATATATAATCCAACCTATTGTTTCTGATGCACAATTACAAGCATGGCTTGGTTATAAATATGGTCAAACTACTCAAGTACCTATTGATTTAACTAAAGGTTCTGGTACTGCTTTAACTGAAATTTATTTCGCTAACTGGAAAGAATTAATTGTTGGTTCTTGGGGTGGTATGGAAATTATGGCATCTAAAGAAACATCCGATGCTTTTGAGAAAAATCAAACATGGGTAAGAATTATACAAGATGTGGATATAGCAGTTAGACATGCTGAATCTTTTTGCCTTGTGAATGACGCAACGTAATTTAAAGTAATACTATAAGGGAAGAAATTTTCTTCCCTTATTTCTAAATTTTAGGAGGAAAAATAATGAAACGTGATTTAGGAAATTCAATTAAATGTTTATCTACTATAGCTCCACAAACTATAGGGGCTGGTTCAACTGCTGCAAGTGCAACTGGCGAGGGAATTGATAGATTAAATTATGAATCTGTGGTTTTTGCATTTAATAATGCTGCACCTGCTGGAACACCTACAGGGGTAACTATTACTTGTAAAATTCAAGAATCTGATGATAATACTACTTTTACTGATATTTCTGGTGCCACATCAAGCCATAATGTTACTAATACTTATAGTACAACTGAAGTTTCTGTTGCTGATGCTACATCTCTTGATAGGTATGTACGTGGTGTTGCTACTGTAACTTTTAATGGTGGAAGTGGACCTTATGTTACTATTGGTGCTTTAGCTGTTTTGGGTTCACCAAAAACTTATCCTGTGTAATACTAATATTCTGGGGGAGAATGATGGAATATATAGTTAGAAAAGGTTATCGTGTTATGGATTTTTCAAGAAATTATGAGGCAGGTGAAAAAATTCCTGCCTCAAGTCTTGAACGTATTAAAAAAGAACAAGGTTGGAAAATTGATTTACTTGAACCAATTGAGGGAAAAAAATTAAAAAAAGAAAAGGTAGAAAAAGAAGTTAAATATTCTAAAAATGAAAGTATGGTTAAAGATCAAATTATAACAAAATAAGGATAAATAATGAAATTAGTTTCTTTAACTACTTTACAATCATATTTAGATATTCCTACAGATACCACTAGTAATTATGTTAATGAAGATTTTGATACTTTATTAAATTACCTTATAGAATTTGTTTCATCTAGGATAGAGAATTTTTTAAATAGAAATTTAGAATTAACAGAACGTACAGAATATTGCGAATCTGGTAGAAGGAAATATTATTTATCATCTTTTCCAATAATAAATCCTTCAACTATGACTGTAAAAGTAGATACTTCCACAGAAACTTTTGAATCAGATTATTATGTTAGGGAAGATGAGGGTTTATTAGAATTTGAGTATAAAACAACTTATATAAGACCAAAAGAAATTGAGGTTACTTATAGAGGTGGTTATACTGAAACTGATGGCGTATTAAATGTTCCTAGTTCTTTACAATATGCTTGTATGCTTCAATGTGCTTTTATTTTTAGAAAACGTAAAGAAATTGGTATGGCTTGGGTTGGTACTCCTGATGTGAATAGAATTTCTACTGATTATGGTGGTATGGATTTATTAAAAGAAGTTAAAGAAATTTTAATGAAATATAGAAGAATACCTGGTGATAGGTAATGTTGCAATTAAAAATAAGAACTAAAGATTTAATTAATTATGAAGAAATAAAAGGACTTGGAAAAGGAGTTAATACCTATATTCATAAAAATTTAAATACTATTTTAAATAAAGCAGAATCTAAAATAGGAAATTATATCTATTCTGTT